TTCCAGGATTAATGGAAAACTGCGTAGTGTTGAATGTCACTGACCCGTTGACATCAGCGATATATTCATCCTCCACTACCGGAAGAGGCTTCCTCTGTCTCGCCATACCATCTGGAAAGAACAAGGGAACGCCTTGCATCGTCAAGGGATTGGACATAACTCCAATCGACCCTGCACCAAATGCAGCGCCGCCGGCAACAGTTGTATATCTACCGTTGTTTGGGTAGTTTCTAACTGCCTGTCGGTTGCGGCGTCGAGGTGCTCTAATAGCACTAGGACGCAAGTTACCCGCCTTGGTTCTTCCGTTTCCACGTTTGGAGACACGGAGCTGCGCAAGTTCACTGGTCAAAGCATTCATCTTCGCCTGCATGGTCTTGGGTTGGCCATTACGTTGTCGTTTAAAAGCTGGTGCCATTCTATTCGCACGGGTGTTTAAGCATTTAATCGGGGGGGAGGTAGTTGTAACAATTTCGAACCTGCGGCGTCCCGCACAACTGTCACAACTAAACACATCATCCACACAACCACCGAGGCCACTGTATCGGCATTCTACGTCCATATACAGGTCCTCAATATCATTTATGGGGGTCTCAATATCCATATCAGATCCGCTCCACTGGACGTCCATACTAGTATCAGACTCCCATTCCCACTCCATAGAGTGGTCATCCGTGTTGGTGGCAGAGCCATTGTTTCCATTCAACCTGGCAAACCTTGGATCAACTTTATCCCTCTGCTCGCGCAACACTATCCCATGTCTCTTAGCAACCTTCTCACGCCTCGCATACCACTCGCACAATTTCTCGAGTGACACGTTACGTGGGGGCGTCCAATCATTTGGATCTAAGAAATCCTTCGACATGGGGAGCACTTCGTCTTTTCCTTTGGCCTTGGCCGATCTCTCGACTTTAGGCTTACGGTCAGGCTTAGCACCCAAACGTGCTTGTAGTCCGTCCTCCCCGACTACAGGCACAGCCCTCTCTGCTTCCAAAACACACTGGGCAATGTCAATAACACGACAAAGCTCCTCAGGTGTGTACTCGACGCCCTTGTGGATAAACACGTCTTGTCCCTCCTCACTCACATCATCCTCATCATCAGGAATGGGGGAGTCGGGTTTGGGTGGCGGATAACAAATATCATCGCCAACAATGCACGGTGTCTTTACTTCAGGAGTCACCTCCTCAGCAGAAGTACACAACGGTGCACAGAGTAGGAGTCCGGGGTCTCTGGTCACACGGATCTGTCCAATCCATTCGTGAAACCTATCCCAGTCAAAATCGGGCACGCAGGTATCAAAGTAATCTTCCATCCAGCCATCATCATTCTGATTAGGCCAATTGGTTGACTCCTCATACCTACCACCCCATGGTGCGAGCACTCCATCAGCTCTCTCACCCAGTAGCTCATGTGACACTACACAGATTTCACCGATTACAGGGGAATTCTTATCCATCCTATAGTAACCAGACGCACGCTCTGCGAAGCGCTCCAAAAGCGCAGATCGCAGAACACCACCAATCCAAACTGGCTTGGCCTCAGCCAAGTGCGTTGGCGCAACCCAAAACTTCGATAACAATCGTGTCGGATTTGCCATGGAATCTGGGCAGCCTGTCCAAACATCTGGACTAAACTGCCTATTTAGAAAGTTGACTCCGATAGCGCCACGGGGCACCACAGTGATATCATAATCCTGACCCATCAACTGTGAGCTCTTCTTTAGCGCTTCGGGATCGACAGCACCTGTTAAGCTGTCGTCACCTCCGTAAATGCCCATTTTCTCCCAGGCCTCGGTAGGTGTCAATTTTCTGCCGTTGACCACCGTGTTTCTCCACGCACAGTAATCAATAAACGCCGTAACAATAGAATTAAAGTCAGACGTTTCCAAGGAGCCGGAGCCACGAGAATAACCGGAAGTATATTTCCTCCCGAATTCAGTGACACCAGGTATTCCGATTTGAGCATCCATTGCCTCATTCAATCGTGAATAATACTCCTTGCCAAAATATCGGTACATGCAGATACGCTCAAGAATCCTTGCGAATCTCTTGATGTGTCCGTCAAACCGATTGCCATCCGCCAACACGGCGTGGTTAGCATCCTTAAGAATGTCAGTAATACGCTCACATATTTCTACGGGCGTCATCCGAAAGGCATACCACTCCTGTTCACACATAACATTGTCGTGGAAGGCGTACACAAAGGTGGAATAATCCAATTTCACCGATGGTATTGCAGCTGAGATGTTGCGAGGGTCAGTCGGTTTTGTGTAGGTCTCTTTCTTGTTAAAACAATTCCAGAGCCATTTCACAAACTGACCAGTAACGGATGCCTCGTCAAGCATGGCCCTTTGTGTAGGCCTGTCTTGCCTATCGCGCACCTCATCATGCCCGATAGGAGATCCCAGATGCGGCTCAGGTATCATCAGTTCAGAAAACTCCACCATCATGCCAGCAAGTGTCGGTGGTAAAGGAGCATCATCAACGCTCTTAAACTTTTCCACACGACCCGCTATGCACTGGTCATCAGAAGCTAAACTTGATACGAAGCCATAAGATGGTCCTATCAGTGGGGAACCGAAAGGAGCCAATGGTACAGGCGCAGTATAGTCATTCTTATCAAACGCTATTGCCCTATACCCAGCAGCCGGGGGATAGACTACTGGTGGAGAGACTGGTGTCTTGGAGCGAATATAATTTGCTATAATCGCAGCATGACCTGGAGCCAGTCGAGCAGTTGGCAAACCCAAAGGATTCGCAGCGGCGATATTACTCGCCACCATAGCAGGGGTGATGGGCACCTTTGCGACTAACGCAACAGCCTCCACCGCATCCCATTGAGCTATGGGCAACGTCACTGCAGTCGTGGACTCTAAAATCGACACGCTACGTTGCATTCCCTCTTTGGACATTATATCCAGTACGGCAAAATCACCAGCCACTGGATTGAGTCTACCCAAAGGTTTGCCTTGCAACAACCAATGAGTAGGCAGAAGACTCCATGTCTCGAAAGTGCCAACTAATGACAACATAACGATACAATGGTGGTCATCCACATACTTACGATCTATGTGGTATGCAGAAACCCGCTTGCTCACGCAACCCGGGTCGGACACAACGAAAGTGTCACCAGAGTAATCCCATATCGCATGTTCATACTCTGCTCCGCCTGAGACACGGTATTGCACATTACCGTTCTCAAGGAACTTGAAGCTATACTCTCCAGTTCCACACCCCGTGGCCCTTGGTTGAAAGGTCGCCACAAAATACGTGCCCGGGTGCCGAGCCAACAAAGTTGGCATGTCAACGTAATAATCCACGTCGACTAATATTGCAGCCTGAGTTTTCGCATCAAAGCTAAACTCCTTAGGCGGAACAGCAATATCCTTCGCCCAGTGAAATGACCGATCACCGGCACGGTCCTTGCGAATATCCGCTAATGACTGCTGAATAAAGTAAGGTTCATACCCGAGTTGCCTGGCCACCAGAGCTGCGGTCGCCCCACCACAGTTCCTATCAGCCGCAGACGCTCCATGCGTATGATTGTGAGTCGGACCCGACTTCACCAATGGTGTGTTGACAAACACCTGACGCTGCTGGCTAGAGCTCAAATCACTCTGGCCAACAGTTTTAGCGATGTGCGCAGTAGCCCACGACGCTCCAATTGGACTGGAACACCTGTCAATCACGGCACTACTAACACGATACACACCACTAAAAGCCAGCCATAAACCTGCTGGAACTCTAGTCCTACTAGAGGCCAAAAACGGGATACACAAAATATCTAACGTTGTCGGGGTTACCAAGCCAGCCGGGACACTTAAGTCGATCGACGGCAAGCTAGGCATGGTAATAGAGGGCAATACGAACATGCCCGCACTTACCAGCTTAGCTCCAACAGAGACAAGAGTCGCTATTGTGCTAACGGCCATGGCGCCCTCTTTCGAGCATAACCATTTGGCC